TGATCTCGAGCGCGGAGAAGGTCATAGCCGTGGCTTGTAACGCTGCTCCAATTCCTTCTGCCGTTTCTCAAACGCGTCCTTGCGTCGCTTCTCCAAGTCCGCGAAATCCGCTTCCAGCCCGTAGTAGGCGCTACAGTATTTCGTGATCGAGTCTATGATCCGCTGCTGACGCTGCATGACGAGATCGTTCGAGGCGAGGATGGCCGTTACATCGTTCGCCCATTCTTTCGCGTGCTGCTCCGCGTCGATATGCGCCCAGCGCGCGTGCACGACGACCAAAGCCCCTACCGCGATGATGAGTCCGCAAATGACCGAGAACTGTCCTGTTACAGACAGTTCCTGCCCGAAGAAGCGGGCATTAAGGCTGTTACGTTCTTCTCTCATGCGCTCTGCCCCTGTAAAAACCCTCAGGTTTCATCGCGCTCCGACCTTCCTTATCCTGTCACCCGCTTCCCTGGGAGGCGGCGGGTCTTCGCCTGAGCACGGCTGTATCGTGCAAGGGGCTCGCGGCGTATGTCAGTACGTCGCGGGCGCCCGTCTTAGAATGTCGAATATGAGCCTCTCAACAACAGCCTATAGCGCAGCTCCCCTCCACGTAGATTCTGTATTTCGTAGCGCGCATTACCCGCCGACCAATACACGTTGGTCGACGACGCACTGCCCGCAGAAGCCGTAAACACGTTGTCCGGATCGCTAACCTCGATCACCGCATTGTTCGTGCCCTTTAAGGCGAAGTCTGCTGACACGCCTTCACTGGAAATGACGGTCAGGATTCCTGCCGTCCCTGTTGGGCCGATCGCCGCCAAGCCGGTATTCGCTACGGTAATGGGTTCCTGCCCCAACCCGCCGCCGACCGTCAGATCCCGGCTTCCGTTTGCCTCCAGATCGAATATGAACGTGGGCGGTAATGCACTTCCACCTGGGCTTTTGGGCGTCCCGAACAACTGCCGCTGGCCGGACGAAACGAGTGTCGAGCCGGTCTGCCAGAAGCATTCGAGCCCGACCAGCCGCGATACCGTGCCGTCGATATTCAGCGCCTCTGTGGCCGACGTGTGGTAATGCCCGACCAAACGAACATCACTGCACTTCCTCAGGTAGACACCTTTGGCCGCACCGCCCCCGAGTCCCGGCGGTTGAGCCCCAGGCCCCACACACGACTCGAATGTCACGTTTTGACAGGCCGCGTTGTGCGAGATGCGGAAGAAGTAAGAACTCGTTGTCTCCACCTGTTCCCTACGGACGTTCTTGAACGTGAGCCCGTTACTCACACCCGTGGCCGCCGTCTCCACCCAATGAAAGCCATCCGTCCCGCTCACCCACGCCTGGTGCCCATCGAAAAGCATCTGCGTGATATACATCCCAGCCAAGTCGCCCAGCACCGTGACTAACGGATTCCCGCCGCCTATCAGATAGCAGTCCTCGAAGTGGAAATGGTCGCAGTCGATGGTCCCGAAATTGGGATTCTTCCCGAAGACGATCGGACGATGCGCGACACACTCGAATCCGTGCACCGACAGCATCTCGCGGCCTTGCGTGAGCAAGCCCACGCTCAAGCCATCGCCGCCCCAGTAGGACGTGCCGTTAGCACTCCCGGAAATGGAGACGTTCCTGATCTTGAATTCGCTCGTGTCGATGAGATGGATCGCAATCTTCAGGTGCGTTTCGTCGTCGGAGAAGAAAGACAAGTCGCTGAGCGAGCACTGCCATACAATATTCCCGCCGTTCGAAACCTCCAGGCAGGTGTCGTTCGCGGTCGGTTGAAACTTGATCATCGTGGCATGCACACCGGCACCACGCATGTGCACGCGATTATTGCTCACCCGCAATGTCGACGTGACTTTGTACGTCCCGGCAGGAAAGTAAATGAGCGTATTCGATCCCGCGTCATCGATCGCTGCCTGTATCGCTTCGGTATCGTCGGCCACACCATCCCCCACCGCACCATATAGCTGCGGCGTCACGACGCCCGCCGATTCGGCCACAAGTTCAGCGAGGAACAGACGAATGTCTGCCTTCGGAACGTCTATGCCGTCTACGATGATGTTCGCAATATCTTGCGTGGGCATTGCTTCTCCTTAAACCGACACTTCCACCGGCCCGACGTGAATGGATACATTCCCTTGTGCATTACGGGACCGCAGCCAGTACGTCCCGTTCGATACTTCGCGCGTCTGTGCGCCTGGGGTCACGGTGAGCGTTTCTGCCAGTGTTGCTGTTGCCGCGTCGGCACCGACAAACACCTGGACCTGCGTGGCCCCAGAGCCGTTCGTCCATTGCAACTCTGCACCCGAGCTCGTGAACTCCGTGGGCGCTCCCGGTGCAAGATTGGTCAGGAACGTTCCAGGCGATCCGTTTCGTGTGACCGCTCTTACTCGAAAGTCCTGGGCCGACGCCCGCTCTACCGAGATCGTCGGATCTACGCCCTCCGGGGATACGACGCGACCGTAGCTCGTCCAGGTCGATCCCCCGGCATTCCTGTATTCAAAGTCATAACCCGCGAGCCACAGACTCAGAACTTTCGTGGCCGTAACATCAATGTGTGCGTATGAGAGCCCCGCTGGCGTTGCAATGGTTATTGTGGACGGCGTTCCAATGGACGACGGATCAGGAAGTGTTACATCCTGCGGCTCGCTCATCGCCATCTCGTCGTCGACGGTCCAATCGTGGATTGCCGGATCGTCTTCTTCTAGCGTTAACGCGACATTGAAGTCCGGCTGCCACGTCCAACCTGTGATGAGATGTTGCTTCTGTTCCCAGCCGTAGCGTTGAAACGAGAGGTACACGCCCTTTTGCGGTCTGAGCGGAATCGCCGTGAACATGGCGGTGAGGCTCACCGTGTTCTCTCGTCTGTTCCTTTCGAGATGCAGTTTCATCGACCGCTGGACCTGGGTCACGGACGTGGTAAACGGAAACTCCACGTCTTCCCACAGCGGCCTGCCGTTGTCCACCGCGACATAATCGGCGTTTTGATAGGGCGGCGCATCTGCCGGCTGCCAGTTCGCGGACGGATTAATGAATCGCGCCCGCACCCCGTTGAACTTGTCGCGTATGCTGCGCTTCGGACGTGTTATGAGAGGCCCCGCCAGATCGTCTTCGTCCAGCGTCCTCGTAGGAAGCGTCGGCGCCGCGGCGTGGATGAACCACTTACCTCCGATCTCTACGTCGAAGCCCATGAACGAGGTCAGAAGCTGATCACGGATTGAGGACTTGTCCATGTCCAAAGTAACCGTCCCGTTCACCTTCCACCGCGCCTCGTCTACGTAGAACAAAGTCAGCGTCCCGCTGCCGTCGTTCGTGATGTCGATGGCTATGCGGTCTAAAGCGTTAATGACCGTTGTGGCGAGCTGGATGCCGCCTTGGTCTGGAATGGCGTAGTACGTCACTCCAGCGACGATTCCTCCCGGCAGGGCATCGGACGTTTCGAATCTGACGCCATCGCCAACGTCGATCGCCCTCGCGCCTGAGGCAAGGAGCAGTACGTTATTTGTGGAGTCTGGCGTTACGACCTGATTGCCGGATACTGGAATTCTCTGGTCGCAGACGTTGGCTGAATCAATCAGCGTATCGAGGTCGATGTCCTCCCACTCAACCCGCATTCCGTTCGTCCATGTCTTCCACCACACATAGCAAAGGATGGCGTTGTTCGTCCAACCGACTCGACCGTTTCGCGGATCGTAGACTTCACTTACTCCCCATACCACCGCCGAGAGATTCGGCAGGCCGCTCGGAAATGCCTGCGCGTTACCCTTTAACCGAGCTGCGAGGTTCGCGATTCCCCTGCCCCTGTGCCCTGCGAATATGCCGCCGAGCTCCGCGAGAAAGTCAGCGTCTTCGACCTGATCCACGGAGCCTAAGTTTTTGCCAACGCGAACCAGCCCTACAAACTTGCCTTCCGTAGACAGTTCATCGTTAAGATAGGTTTCCCCGATATACGCGCAGGGATGACCGGCTACCGCTATTTGCAAGTAGAGATAGCCATCTGCTCTGCCGGTATCGTCCGGCGCTGAATGAATGAAAATCATCGGGCCGGATTTCTTCACCCGACCCAACACGACGTCTCGCGGCGGAGTGGGCTGTCTGAACTGAAATGTTCTGGCACCACCGCCCGCATTGAGGTCTATAGCCGAACTGGGCAGCGATGGCTTAATCAGCATCCCTGCGACCGTAGACGCGACCGCGCCCGCCGCCGCCACGATCAATGTGCCGCCAAGCGTTAACGTCCCGGCTGCCGTAACGAATGCCGTGCCGGCCAATGCGACGGTTGCGCCGTACGATGCCGCAACGCCCGCAATGGCTGGAACTGCGACTGGCACAGGTTCACACCCTCCAAGCTATATGAATTGTGCTGCGCGGAGTCATGTGCAGCCCCTTGGTTGTCACGAACGCCACTTCCGGCCCGACGCACACACCCAAAGTCTTAACGTCCAGATAGGCCAGCACCACATCCCCTCGCCTTGCCAGCCGTGGGTCCGGATGGCGGGGAAATAAGCGGTCCACGGTCGTTTCCAGCGTGCGGGATAGCCGCGTCGGTAGCTCGCGGCCGGATACCGCTTCCGCACACGCCCGAGCGAACAGGGCGCAGTTCCATGTCTGGGGATTGAACTCCCGTACTGAGGCTTCCCGCAGGACCGCCGACAGACGCGCTTCCCAGCCTTCTGGGCGTTCCGGAGCGTTCCTGCTAGGGTAGCCACACCCCACGACCACGATGCGTTCCTGCGCGCCCCAAACGCTTCTGTAGGGGCTTGCTAACCCAAGTTCCACTGAATCGGCTTATCCTGCAACAGCGCGATCTGGTCGAAGAACGCATCGTCCGGATACAGCGCCCGCTGAGTTTCGGCGGTGTATCGGAGCACTTCCGCGCGTTCCAAATCGTAGTAGCGGGATTCCAGCGTGAGCTTGATCGCGGCGGACTCTCCGTTCTCCGTAAGCTCCATGACATCCATGAAGCCTTTACGAATCTGAAACGGGTCGAGCAGCCAACGTAGCGAGTCTTTATGGAACAGCCCGAGATAGAGCATCGCCTTCCGATGCTGCCACTGCTCGCCGTGCGCGATGGATAGGATGTCGATGTCTACGCCGTCGACCTGATGAGTCAGCGGCAACGGAGATAATTCCAGGACGGTCGAGATCGCCCGCCCTTCGCTGGATTCCTCGAGGGCTGCAATCGACGCCAGAGCGCCGCAGCCGGACCACGTATGCCCGCCCCACTCAATAGGCGTAATCCCCGGCGCCCACAACCTCACAGGACCGGATGAGAAATCAAAATACCCAAGCAGCGCAGGAATGATCCCTTCCTGCTGAAAGTGGGCCGACTTCTCAGCCGAGATTCTTTCGGTCACAGCGCCTCGATGAATCGCAGGGTGAACATCGCCACTCCGCCCACTTCGCGGGATCGCGCCGCCTGATCGTCGTCCATCAATCTGAACGGGCTGGTCGGTCGCTCCCGAACAACCGTTTCTCCGTGCTCCAGGGCCGTCAGGAGGCCGCGATGAAGATAAAGCCTTGCCACCCCAAGGCCATTGGCTATCGCGTCCCTGCGGAGCCGGTAGAGGTATCCGCCGAGACCCACGAGATCGCCCCCTAGAAGCTGGACCGTATTGGCCGGGAATCCGTAGACCAGAACATCTGACTTCCCGACCTTCCAGTCGTGATAGACGAACACCCCAGGACTCCCACCGGAAAACCACGTCCCATCGTCAAACTGCGTCCCATCGGTAAACCGCGTTCTCGGCAGGCTCGACCAGTCGAGATTCGTTCCGAGCGGTCGTTCCCGGTCGAAGTCCCACAAAGCGACTTTCCCTGCCGGCCCGTCGATCCGCGCCAGCAGAGCTTCTAACTCCTGGGCCTTCCTGCGCTCGAACCGAAAGCCCATATCGAACATCCACCGATTGCCCTGCGGCATATGCACGAACCGCGTGCGACGGGTAAACGGTGATTCGGACCTGAGCGTGTGCGACTGAGATGTGAGCGTGTAGGTATAAGGAGCTAAGGTCATCGGCCACAGCCATGAGCCGTACGCATCCGTCTCTGTAACAACAGTCGGCGCAACGACGACCGGAGGCGGTACAGGAGGCGCTCCACCGCTGACAAATCCCGCCCCGATCCATCCGGGGAAAGGGGCGACGAACCCAGTCATTACGACGTTGGCGCGAACTCGGTCACTTGCCCGTTCGTGCCGTCGATCGTCACGCTGGACGAATAGAGGATCGTGGTGCCGTCAGCCGCATAGACTCTGACCGTATTCCCTCCGACCAGGGTAGAACGGTTCCGCAGTCTCGCCAATGCTTGAGACACTGTCCTTCCGCCGTCCGCACCGCCCGCAATGTTGCGACCAAGGAGTTTGTCTGTGATCGACGCAAGTGTCGCAACCGAAAGCGTCGCATCAGCCCCGCTGATGTTGTTCAGTAGATCACTTTGCGTCTGGAAGCCCACCAGAGGATCGACCGCGAGCTGGAATACGCCGGTCGTGACAGTGAACGTCTGATCGTAGACCGCAGTCGGGTAGACGATACAGTCGAGCTTCACGTACAACGCCCCAGCGACTAAAACACTGATACGCATCGGTCCCGGCGTATTCGTATCCGTCGCGTCCAGCACCGCGTAATACCGGCCCGATGCCACGTGGGTCGCGCCGCCTGAATTCTTGTTCACTTCCGACGTTGCCCCGCTCTTGTGGAGCTTGATGTCGGTATTGGCGATCGTCAGCCCTGTTTCCGGTGTCACCGCGTCGGTGCTGTCGACGAACTGCCCAAGCGGGATTTCCTGCGAAGCGGTCGATTGTCTGAGAGGCCACATTCCGTTTACCCTTGCATTTCGTAATGGTGCCGCGCCCGCGCCGGCACTTCGCCGCCCCCGCCCCCTCCTACGCCGATCAGATCGTCATAGGTCAAAAGCGAGCCTCCGTTGTCCCATTCCGTGCGTTCCGCACCGCTTAGGACACGGTTCCATCGCACGAGTGGCCCGATCCGCCCCGCGAACGCGTTATCCCCAACGGCAAAGGAACTCGTCGAATCCCTGATGCCGGTCGTCCATGCCATCGTGGCGGGCGTCCCGTCGTTGATCGCGATACCGAGCTGGTTGTTCGTCCCGTCGTGATAGACGAGCCAGCGTATCCACGCTCCAGCACTGACCACATCCGTGCTCACGGCGTCGAACACACCCCCCTCATCCCAGACCAGCCATTCCAGCCTGCCGCCTGCGTTTAGATAAAACTCATACTCAGGCAGCACATCGCGCTTACGCATGATGTGGTAGTTGAAGCCCGGAACGTCATCCAGCCACACCGCACCCGCATAGGTAAAGTTCTCAGCCGCCGACACATGCACGTTGTCAGCTAATAAGAGTCGTTCTTCTGCGCCAAAGGCTATGGCTATCGCGTTGGCGTAGGTCAGCCCTGTGTTCGTGCCGACCGCGTTCTGATCGACCAGGATCAGCCCTGCATGCAGACCGACCCGGTTCCCGCTCGCCTCGTTGAGCGGCCAGTATTCGACCAGCCCGTCAGAGAGCGCCATCAGGACACGACCCAGTTAAACATCTTGCCGCCCTGATCGCAGACCAATCCCCCTTCGTCGATGCCATCGACGACGAAAATGTTGAAATTGTTTGCCGAGTTGATAGCCTGTCCAGAGACCGTGATATTTGAATACCGCGCCCCCGGTGCGTAAGACTGAATACCCACCGCGCCAATGTAATTAACGCGCACGGGCGGATACGTCAGGCGTACGTTCGTCACTCGGATACTCGGCAACTGATCCTGGATCTGTATGCCGACGTAGTTGCGGTTTTGCGAGTCGAGATACCCTTCCTGCACGATCTCTACGTCGGCGATCGTTCCGCCGCCTGCCACGTTCCCCGTTCCAGCGTTGTGATTAATCGTGATGCTGGGTGCCGCATTGGCAAAGTCTCCATACGACGGATACGGCTCGAGAGCAGTCACGCATCCAGCGGTGAACCTCAGACGCGCCCCAGTGATCTCCCAGCCCTGCCCTGCGTCGTTCATCGCGATATAGCAGTTCGTGCCCTTGAACCGGATATGCTTCACCCCGCGGGAATGAAACGCCTCGGGACCAGGAATGAAGTGCGTCGAGATGATCTCGCAGTCTTCGGTTCCGCCTCCGTCGCAGTTGGCCCACTGCATTTGGTACTGAACATAGTCAGCCATGATGTCGGTCTGAATGTTCACCACACGCCGCGCCCAGCAGTCTGGAGCTCCGTCCGCCCCGGCTGCCCGGATCGGCACGTTCGTGATGATCTGGTCGCGATGCTCGTTGCCGGAGCCTGCGCGCCACTCCGTTCCCGGCTGGTACAACTGTCCTACTGTCGGTTGTGCGCCGAGATACCCTGCATGAGTCGGCACGGTCGAGCCTTCCCAGCCCAGACCGAAATCCTGGATCGTCCAGTTACCGCGCTTCTCGATAAATTCATCTACGCATCCGGTGCACTCACGCCACTGGAAGGTAAGACACGGAGAGCCCGGAGGACTGTAGAAGAGAATCGACCCTTTGCTGTCGCAGGTCGACCGAACATAAGACTTACTCTGCGGAACGATGGCCCCGCCCATCGCCACCGTCGTGCGCCCAGGGAATACACTGTTCGCGTTAACGACTGTTCTGCTTCCGGCACCGGCGCCGTTGGCGGCGTTCTGTAGTGCGGCGTGATAGATAGGAGCGCCGTCCCAGTGGACGATCGCATCCGTGACACTTACGGCGGCGTTCTTGTTGAGCGTGAGCTGGTTTCCACTGACGCTTGTGATGCGAGCGTGCAGCCCTATGGCCCTGATGCGGGACTGGTAGAACCGACCGGTGAATATCTCATCCCCTCTGATCCACTCGCCACCGAGCCTGACATAGGTATAGCCGTCGTCCGTCTGTCCTACGTGATCGCCTTCGGCGTGTGAACCTAAAGCAGCAATCCTCACCGCGGCATTCGCGTATCGGGTCGCGGGCCACGCCCCGCCTGGACCCACCCCCTCGCGGTTCAGCGGCTCGACAATGACGTAATCGTTCTGGGCAAAACCCGTCGCGCTTTGAACGGTCAGGATGTTCGCGCCAGCAGAGATCGAGCCGCGGGTCGTGCCTTCGACCGGTGTAACACTCCCGCCTTCCGGATCGGCTTGCGGCGCCGACCACGAACCGTCAGGCAGACGGTGGATGTAACCCAGCCCCAGCGGGTTTTCGTGGTATACCGTTCGCGGCGCCGCCCCGTCGCCGATCTTGATACGCAGGCACCATCCGCCGCGGTTCTCCCCGTTCTCGAGCAGGATAAAACCCGCCCCGGCTTGCTCTCCGCGCTCGTATGTGACGCCATCGTCACCGATGAGAAACGCCCCATCATCCGGAACGGTGAACCAGTCTGCGGAAGGCGTGGGGTTTTCCGGATCGGCTCGCCCCTCGTCGACCCACTGACCAGCCCAGCTATACCATCGCCCGTTCGGGTTCAGTGCGTAGACCGTTTGATCGAGATACAGATAGCCGGTCGTTCTTCCGCCGCCTGCGTGGAGCCCGTTTAGCAGCGTCTCCGCATTGGCCCCGATCGTCCATTGGCTGAGCGTTGCGTCGACGATCGTATCGTCTCTGGTGCCGTCCGCGCTCTCTTCCAGTCCCGGCGTCTGCAAGGCACCCTGAATCAACAGGAAGGCGTCCGAGAATACGGATCGTTTGCCCAGGCTCGCGCCGTTGCATAGCGTGTTGCCGGTTCTCGCGTCCCACTCTGCTACAACCTTGCCGACCGAGTTTGATACGACGTGTTTCCGGCCGCGGGCCACAGCGGTAACCGTCTCCAGCGTGCCTTCGCCTGCTGTCGGCGCGTCCGTAGCCGTCGCAATCGAGACGTACGCTCCGAGTCTTCCGTTCAGAGGGTGATTCGGGGAGGCTCCCTCGTTCAGGATGTCGGAATAAACAACGATCAGAGGCTCGACTTCGACGCCGGCCAGATAGACCTTGTTGTCGTTGTGATCGTTGGCATTGAACTTCGCCCCGGACGGCTGGATCACATGCCATGCGTTCTTCGTGACACCGCCAACGACATCACGGCGGAAGATGCCGCTGTTTTCCCAGGTCATCGCTTATACAGCCTTCTCGTGCCGTCCGCACGTCTGAACCCGTCGCCGCTCATCAATCCCCGAATGCGCGATTCGTGACTGCTGAGCGCCGACATGATCTGAGGAATGAAGTCAGGCGTCGCGCCGCGTGCATCTACGTAGGTGCGGGCGTCGATGGCGCCGTGTTGTCCGGCCGGAACGACGGCTTCGCCTTGATGCAGCAGGTATGGACCGGTCTTCGGCACATACTGCGTTCCCGTCGCAAACGAGCCGAGCAGTTGGCCTTCTCTGAAGCCTGATCCCGTTCCGAATATATCTTCGGTCCTCGCCATGGACGCCGTGCTACCGCCGCCGACGAGGGACGACAGTCCGCCTTTGAGCAAACCTTCCAGCGCCCCCTCCAACGGCTTTGTCACCGTCATTCTCAGCAGAATGCGCGTGATGTCGTCCAGCAATCCTTTAAGCACGTCGCTGAACTTCTGCCCGCTGATAACGGCATCCTCGAACGCCGTGCCGATGGCGTGCCCCATATCGCGGCTTGATTCGGATACGTTGTCGATCGCGTCCGCCAGCCCGTCGATGTAAACAGGCGCGACTGTGAAGGCGTCAATCTCTTTCTGTAGATACTGCAACGCATCCACGTCGGCTTTCTGAATGCGTTGAGCAACGGAGAGACTTGCTTCCAGAGTGCGTCGATGGGCTTCGGCCGCTTTTTCCGCTGCAATCGTGCCTTCGCGTTCCAGTTCCTCGAATTGCTCAAGGCGTTTCATTTCCGCCTTTGCGAGCAATTCGGTAATCGTCAGTTGCTTGGACTTTGCCGCAGTCGCGGCTTCGGTGTATTTGAGCGCCCTCAGCGGTGCTGTCGGTGCCTCGTTCCCGCCCTGTCCCGCAAGTCGAGCATCCTCGGCCTGCCGCATCAGGAGCTTGGCAAACTCAAGCTGCTTCTTCAGGTCGTCGATCTGCTTGCTGATGGATGACTGCCACTTCGGGGCCGCGAAGCGCGGGCTTGCAAGTTTCTCCTCGAGCTTGCTGATCTCGGCTGTGATTTCGCCGATCTTGTCAGCCGCGTTGCTTTGCGTGATCGTGGACAGGCCGAACAAGCGCAAGGCTTCCCAGAAGCCGCCAGCCAGTTCCTTCCCGATTCTGAACTGTTCTACCAAGTCTTTGAGGTATGGCAGGAGATCGAGCGCGATCGCCCTGCCGACGTTCTGCGCTTCCAACATGATGCTGCGCCATACCTTGCCGAGTGCTTCCGCCTCTGCCGCCTGCTTTGCCGTTACGTTCGCAGCGAGTTCAGCATCATTTGCGAGATCCTTGAGGAATGGCAACGCCTGCGCGCCACTCTTGCCGAGCAGGTCCATCGCCAACGCGGCCTTGCCCGAGCCGTCCGCGAACTTGTTCAGTTCGACCGCGATCACGCGCAAGGCGTCGGCGGTATCCAGGTCTTTAAGCTGTGCCGCCTCCAGTCCGAGCGCATTCAACGCCCGAGTCGTGTTCTTCGATTCCTCCCCGCTTCCCTGCAAATGCTTGGAAAGCTGGATCAGCGTTTGCTCGACCGTCTCGAGCGATGTGCCTGAGATGAACGCCTGCTGCGAGAGCTTCGACAACTCCTCGACGGAGGCCCCTGTCTTCTCGGCCATGTCGTCGAGCGTGGCCGCGGCGTCAATAAAGTTACGCGTCCACGACAGGAATACACCGGCAGACAGAACGCCCGCTAATGCGCCCATCGTCGTGCGAAGCGTCGAGAACGACCGATCCAGGCTTCCGACCATGCGCGTCGTGTCGCGCTGGACCTGATTCAGCCCGTCTTGAAACTGGGCGAATCTGGCGCGGATGTCGATGAAAAGGTCGTTAGCCATTACCAAACTCGCGGAAGAACGACGCCGAGTCCTCCAGTTGCTCGTCCTCTTCGGTCTCGAATTTCAGGAGAAAGTCACTCAGCTTCACATGCGTATTGTTCTTCAATGACTTCCCGGCAAAGCTCGCCACGGTCTGACAGATTGATGCGGCCCTGGCGTCGGCACGACGTTCTCCCCATTCGCCCCGCGCCCAGTCGTCAAAGTGATCCATGAACTCCGCGGCGCTCATCGTCTGCCCCAGTTCCGCAACCGTGCGCCCGAGCATCCGTGCGAGAGATCGAGCGACGATCAGCTCGGGGCGGCGTCTTTTTTTTCGTCGTCGCCTACACCGGACAGACGTTGCGCGACGGTAAAGAGCGTCAGCACCGCTTCCTGATTCCGCACGCCGAATATCTGCCACTCATCGACGGAGAAGATCGGCTCGCCTTCCGCATCTCTCACGCACCGCGCCAACACTTCGGCAATCATCTTGTACTGATCGTGCCCATTCAGAGCGAATTCCAGACGGTCACTCAGGACAAGTCCCCGCACGATCACGTCACCGTTCAGTGCAGGAACGGGAACGGTCTCCTGGGGCAGTACCGGACGTGCGATGTCTTTGCGACTCAGGACGCTCATGTCGTGTAGGTCGTCGGCCGGCCGTGCGCTACCACGGTCACAGGAGTAGTCACTTTGTCCTGGGCAGAGCCGGTCGGAATCA